CTATGTTCATTTTGTCTGTTCTTGGGATGCTACCTAAGTCGGGGATGCCGTAGAGAGTTGATTGATTTAACCAGTTATGAGTTAAGGAATCTAAATATGTGACACGGAATTTATCGTGTTCCATGAATGTCATTGAGCCTCTATTCTTGACAAACCCATTCAATTGTAGCATTAATCTCATTGGGAATACTACCGAAGCATTAGCGTATAATGTAGCGTCCTTATAAGTTTCTAAATCAATAGTAATACAACAATTATTTTGTTCGTTAATGTAATTAGTATAAACAATCATGACTGACCCCCTTCATCTTTTTTGAATAGCCTTTCAGCTAGAGGGACACCAATCACATATTGGTTATCGGAATTTAGGTCTTGGATTACGAAAGGGTTTTTTCTTGCTCTTGGCTTGAAACCAATAAGCGAAATATCCATACCATCAAGTTTAGCTATTTTGTTTTGGTCTAACTTAACTCCATAGCTATTTCTAAAGTTAAGTTCATCTCTCAATGCTTTTTCTGTTTCTGATAAAGCACCTTTTACAGATAGTCTAAAACCTGTAAATCTCACTCCATCATCATCATACTTTGCATTACCTAATTCAAAACTCAATCCATGCTCTTTAAGTATGGTAGGAAGTTTATCCTCTAGGATTTCTCTAACCAACTTGGCATTGGTTCGGTTCATTTCAGTTATCGTTTGCATAACAATTACTCCTAATTACAAGGAACATTATTGTTCCCATAACTAGATGATACCTATTTGTTTATTAGTGTCAAACGAATTGTTTTGTTGAGGGTTTTGTTATGGATATAGGCCCTGGGACTCCTGGGCACATAGTAATTTATTTAGATCTATAAAAAACTATTTCAAAGTGTTTAGGGCTATCTACTAATCTGACGCAGGTGTAAGATCTTTTTTTATTCTTTGCCTTTATAAAGCTGCCGAACATAATACTTACGAACTATTGAGATTGTTATGAAGATTGATGTTTGAATAAAGCTGGTGGTTAGGGTTTCCAGATCCAACATTCTACAGATAGATAGAGTCATAAAACCAACCGGAAAAGCTATTATCAACCCCAGGAAGACATCATGCAGGGTCTCTTGCAGCACAGCTTTATCTATTTTCATCATGGCAGTATTTGTTTAAAAATATCTTCAAAAAGAGCTGGTGGAATCTGGCTTCTTAAATAATCTCCTTTAATTCCTTGAGTTCCTGTGCTGCTTCCTCTTGGAGCAGGTTCATGATGACATTCTCTGTTCCCATTAAAGCACATAGGCCGAGTAATTAGATCAAAATTAGTCCAAATATCGGTAGGTTTCATCCTCATATCGCCATAAGAACAGTAGGTAACTGTCTTTCTATAAGGAAAAGACTCTACAACAGGCAGTTTTCTTAGTTTACCCCTGGGGTTTTCTATAAAGTAATAAGTAGGGTTAAGCTGCTCTATTATTTCTTTAGTCTTTTGAACTATGGTTACGCCTATCTTTGCGTTTTCTGTTTTTGGAGTATGATCCTTATTCCAATGTCTACCAATAGAAGCTACTGAAAAGAAAGTACAAGGGGGACTTGCCCAAATGATTTCTGGGCTACCATATTCAGATAACATTTTATCTACATCAAAATCAAAAATATCACAAACCTGGTCAATAGCTTCAAAGTTCTGATTATCAGTAGTGTAAACATCTAATTGATGTTCAGCAGCCACCTTACTGAAACTTCGTGATCCGGCAAATAATTCTAATGTTTTTATTGTAGATACCTCAAATAAAAAACCCCCCAGATTGCTCCAGGGGGTCAACTTCACTAGCAATGAAGTCTCTAACTAGGAGAGAATCTACATGATAGTGTATAACACTAATAATGACAATAGTATTGACAAGTATTCTTTCCCAGGTATATTCTTTATGTTCACATAACTAAACCATAGGAATACTTATGAAAATAAAATACCTGGAAACAAGAGAGAGGGCGAATGGCAAGGTAGTCTTTGCTGTCTCCCCACCAAAATATGTTCAAGAAGCTCTGGGAGTGGGCTACGAACAATACGACAACAAGAAAGATGCTATGAACAGGGCCATAGAAGTGGCAGATGCCTTTCAGCAGCACAAAAAAGGTAAGAAAGTAGAATTAGAGATCAAACAAGATACTGTTCAGGGCCTAGTTTCTTTCTATCAATCCACTAACGAGTGGTCAAAGCTAAAAGAGAACACTAAAGCTCTATATTCTTTAATGATAAGAACAGCATTAGAAACTCGTATCGGAGAATCTAAGATCCTATTCAAAGATTACTTAGCAAGAACCATTACACCAACTCATGCTGATAAGATCTACGAAATCATTACTAAAGACATTAGTAGACATAGAGCTGTGCATACAGTTAAAGTCCTTCGTAAGATTTGGTTTGTAGGTAAGAGACATTCTAAGGTTCAGTCCAACCCATTTGAGAAGATGGGCTTGAAAGGATTAGAGAGTAGAACTGTTCTTTGGACACCAGAACAAGTACAAACTTTTATTGGTGCAGCAGATGAAGGTGGGAAACATTCTTTGGGTACTATGGCATTACTTTGTTATGACTTATGCCAACGACCAGGAGATATGAGACAACTTAAATGGAGCAACTTTGATGGCACTAGCTTTCGCTTCATTCAAGAGAAAACTAATACTGAAGTAAACATTCCAGGCTCTCCTCGTTTGATTAAAAGGATAAATGATATTCCTACAAACAGAAACCAAGACGAGCCTATTGTTGTTTGTGAAAGTACTAGCAAAGGGTATGACCGAAGGTTATATTCTAAACACGCTTCCACCATTAGAAATCAAGCCGGACTTCCTAAAGAACTAAAGATTAGTGATTTAAGGAGAACAGGTGCTACTGAGATGGCTGAGAGTGGCTGCACCGAAGATGAATTGAGATCTGTTACAGGTCATCAATCAAGAGATGTCTTATCAATATATGTAAGACCTACAGATAAATTAGCCGAAAAAGGCATAGAAAAGAGGTTTGGATAATGTCAATTTGCACACATAAAATAATAGATCAGATAATTGGATGGCACAGAGGTAAAAATCTAATTGAAGGATCTACTGAGAAAGATCAAGTCCTTAAACTTATCCAGGAAGTCGGAGAACTTTCTGATAATGTTTGCAAGGGGAATGACATACGAGATGATGTTGGGGATATATTAGTTATCTTAATTAACATTGTTGAACGAAGAGGGGTAACTCTCAAAGACTGTATGGAATTAGCCTATGGAGACATCAAGGATAGGACAGGGGTAATGAGAGATGGTATTTTTATTAAAGACCAATAAATGTACTCAATAAAAGAACAATACTCTATCATAAAGAAGGTAATCCTTCGTGATAACTCAAGTAAGCGAATAGATTGCCCTTTTTGTGGTGGGTATAAAACTTTATCTTTATCTAAGATGCAAGGAAGGTTTCTTTGGAACTGCTACAAGGCTTCTTGTACTGCTAAAGGAGTCAAAGATGATAAATTATCTCTAAGCTCTATAAAAAGTAGATTAAGTTCTGAAGATATTAAAGAAAAGAAAAGATCTAATCCTAATGAGATACCACCTATTGTGTCTAGTATTGAGAACAATCCAAGGGCCATAGAGTATTTAAAAGAAGTAAATTGTTGGAATGTGTATAAAACTCATCAAGTACACATCAAGTACACACCAAAAGAAGATAGAGTACTCTTTTATATGAACAATGATACAGGAGCAGTAGGTAGATATATTGGAGATCCCCCCACTAATAAGAAGTATAGAATATCTAAATGGAAAGTTTATGGAGACACTACAGGCTGCTTTATTATTGGCGAAGGAAACCATGCAGTAGTAGTAGAAGATGTACCTTCAGCTTGTGTAGTCAGTACTATACCAGGATATGTTGGTGTGGCTTTATTAGGAACAAATATAGAACACAAACAAAGACAACAGATTTTAGAATATAATAAAATTACTTTTGCTCTTGATAAAGATGCAAGAAAAAAGTCTATAGAAGCTAGTAATAAATTTTTCTTTGGAGTAAAGCCTTCAGTTTTGTTGTTAGAAGAAGACATCAAGTACATAAATAAAGACAAATTATATAATTTACTATTGAATGTGATATGATACAAATTAACCCAAACAAACAAAAGGCACTAGCAAATGAGCATAGCAGATGATAGCAAAATACTTAAATCCCTTCTTAACTACGAGTTCTTCGATTCAAATAAAAACAGATTAAAAGCCACCCTCTTTGATGAAGAGGTTGCAGATGTCTACCAGGTAATCAACGAAGCCCACAATAAATACGAACATGATCTTAGTGAAGAAGAAGTCTTCCAACTGTGGAAAAAGAAATATCCTGTAGCTACTAGAGCTGAAATAGATTCCATGAGGGATCTTATTAATCACATCCAACAAGTCCAACCAATCGCTTTCGACATTGCTAATGATGTTATAGAAGATCTATGGAAAAGAGAGATAGGTCGTAAGATTGCTCACATTGGATTAGAGATTACTGAAGGGCAACATGGAGCATTAAGAAACTTAGAAGAGTTAATACACAAAACTAAAGAATCTTTTATGCCAGATGATTATGGCCCTTTAACAACAAAAGATATTACAGAATTACTTGACTCCACCTCAGATAAAAATAGATGGGCTTTCAATCTAAGACATCTTTCTAAGAATGTTTATGGCATAGGCCCTGGAGAATTTGGAGTTATCTTTGCTACCCCAGAAGCTGGTAAGACTGCCTGTGCAGTTTCTTTTTGTGCAGCACCTAAAGGTTTTTGCCATCAAGGAGCAAAGGTTCTTTACTTAGGTAATGAAGAGAAAACAAGTAGGACAATGTTAAGAGTAATTCAATCTTGCTCTAACATGACCCAAGCCCAAATATTAGCAGAACCAAAGAAGGCTTCTGAATCTTTTGCCAGGATAACAAACAATATTGATATGAAAGATATTCAAGATTGGTCTTTGGATGAAGTAGAAGGTTTTGTAGAGAAGATGAAACCAGATGTAGTCATTATTGACCAAGCAGATAAAGTTCACATTGGGGGTTCTTTTGCAGCATCCCATGAAAGATTAAGAGAGTTATATAGAAGATTAAGAGAATTAGCTAAGAGATATGATTGTGCTTTATTAGTAATATCTCAAGCAAGTGCAGAAGCTAAAGGCAGAACTAAACTATCTCCTTTTGAAATGGAAGGCAGTAAGATAGGCAAGAGTGCCGAGACCGATCTTATCCTGGGCATAGGAAAAATTGAAAATGAATCAGAAGAAGCTGAACAGGATTTCACTAGGTATATAACAGTATCGAAGAATAAACTCTCTGGGTGGCATGGTACAATCGTGTGCAATATCAAACCAGAGGTTTCACGATATGTCGATTGAGATAGTAGTAGACTTAGAAACAACAGTACAAGAACTTACCGATAACATAAAAGACAACTCTCCTTTTAATCCCAGGAACAAAATTGTTTCGGCTCATTGGCGAATGATTGAGGATGGCGAATTAGGAGAACCTAAGAAAGCTATCTTTTATCATGATGAGATAGATACCTCAGATAGCCCTAAAGAATTAATTTCAGATCTTAAACGAGCATCTAAAGTTATAGCTCATAATGCTAAGTTTGATTTATTGTACCTTCAAGAAGCTAACTTCCCAATACCAAAAAAGGTACATTGCACAATGGTCGGAGAGTACCTTTTAGCTAGGGGGCAGCACATTGAAAAGTCTTTGAAGGCTACTGCTCTAAGAAGAAAGGTACAGGAAAAGAAATCTGATCTTGTAGATGAGTTGTTTAAAAAAGGTACAGGCTTTGAGTCTATGCCTTTGGATACAGTCATTGAATATGCAGATGCTGATGTATTAGCCTGTGGTCAAATCTACCTACAACAATTAGAAGAGTTTGGTTCTCTCAAACCTGTCTTAGATCTTACAAATGAAATGCTTTTGTTTCTATGTGATATGGAAGCCAATGGTATCAAGATTGATTTAGATGAATTAGAAAGAGTTGAGTATGAGTTTGAAAAAGAAAAAGAACAAATAGAAGCCACTCTTAATCGTATCGTTTCTGATGTTATGGGAGATACTCCTATCAATCTAAATAGTGGTATTGATATGACTAAAGTTGTTTATTCAAGAGTAGTCAAAGATAGAGAAGTTCATAAGTCTACTTTTAATATAGGAGTAGATAGTAGAGGTAAATCTTTATACGCTCCAAAGATGAATCCTAAGAAGTTTGCTGATGCAGTTAGGAATACAACTAGAGTAGTTAAGAAGACAGTTGCCCACCAATGTACTAATTGCAAAGGTAGAGGTTTCTATCAAAGGTACAAAAAGAATGGAGACCCCTGGGCAAAAACTTCTAACTGCAAAGAGTGTGATACTTTAGGTGTCATACTAAAAGATACTCCTCAAGTTGCAGGTCTAAAGTTAGTTCCTAGTGGCCCCATTGATGCAAGTATAAATGGATTTAAAACTGACAAAGGAACTATACAAAGATTAATCTCTCAAGCTAGAGATAAAAATAATAACCAGGCAATAGAATTTTTAGAAGGTGTTACTAGACTAAATGCTATCTCTACTTACTTAGATAGTTTTGTTAAAGGCATACAGACATGGACTAGGCACGATGGGATACTTCATGCCAACTTTAATCAGACTACAACAAGAACAGGAAGACTCTCTTCTTCTAATCCTAATTTCCAAAACCAACCAAAAGGTTCTAAGTTTCCTGTAAGAAGATGTGTAGTCTCTCGTTTTGATGAAGGGCACATAATTGAAATTGATTATAGTGGATTAGAATTTAGAGTTGCAGGAGAGCTGTCTAAAGATCCACAAATAATAGAAGACATTACTAATGGTAAAGATGTGCACAAACAAACTGCAGCCATTATCAATCAATGTGATGAATCTAAGATTACTAAAGATCTTCGCCAACAAGCCAAGGCTTTTACTTTTGCCCCCTTATATGGTGGACTTGGTATGGGCGAACCAAATCACATTCGTAATTACTTTAAAGAATATTTTAATATCTATCGTGGATTAAAAGATTGGCATACTGAACTTGTAGATGCAGTTATGTCTGAAGGAGTTATCAGAACTCCAAGTGGTAGAGAGTTTGCTTTCCCTCATGCAGAAAGATTACATGGTGGAAGAATATCTAATCAGACTGCTGTAGTTAATTATCCTGTTCAGAGTTTTGCTACTGCTGACATTGTTCCATTATCGTGTATTCGTGCCCTAAGAAAGTTTCAAGAATTAGAGATGAAAAGCAAGATTATACTAACAGTACATGACTCTATAGTAGTAGATTGCCACCCCCTGGAATTTAATGCAGTCATTAAAATTCTAGTGTGGGCTATGAGTGAAATAGAAGAAGAAATGATAGAACGCTTTGATTACAAACCCTTATTACCATTAGATGTAGAGGTAAATTATGGCCCTAATTGGCTTAACAACGAAGAGTTGGTGCTTGACCAAGTGTCATGATTAAGGGTATTATAGTCTCTATAGTAATTTTATTTATATAACCGAGGAAAAAAACTATGCCAAAAAGTAATACACAACTAATCGACCCAGAGCAAGAAAGGAACTTAGCGATGATTCTAGGATCGACAGAAGATGCAGCACCTACAAAAGCTGAGTATCTCCCTGAGATAAAAATGAATGTAGATGATGAAGATGATGAAGGTAATCCAATTAAGAAAGGATTATTTTGGATCAAGGGAGTCGAGGGCGAAAGAGCCTTTGCTGAAACCATAACCATTAGACCTTTAGCCCACCACTACCAATACTTACATTGGAGCCAGGCTGAAAAGAAAATGGCAAATAAAACTATCCTACTCACTAATTGGGGACAAGAACCGATTGATGAAAAAGGAACTGTCAGATGTGGTAGACCTGATAGTAAAACTCTCAAGCAACTAACTGATGATGAACGAGCTAAGTACTCTGAAATCAAATGCTTTAGGCAAGTTAGATGTTTAGTAGATTTTGATGGTGCAACATCAACAGGTACTAAAGTTAAGCATGAGAACCTACCTGCAATTATTCTTTTAAAAGGAAGTAATTTCTCTCCCTTTGAAGATGAGTTTAAGAAAGCATTACCAAAAGGATCAAACCTTTGGGACTATAGTGCAACTGTTACTACTGAACGAAGAAAGCAAGGTAGTGTTGTCTATTTCGTAATGCACTTTGAACCTAATCTTAAAAAGAAAATACCTGTAGATGATCTTACTCTTGAAACTATGCAAGGCATGGCTGACATGATTGTTAGAGAGAATAAGGCTATCCAAGGTAAATACCAACGAGCACTAACAAATGCTCAGAATGACATCAGAACTATTGATGCAGTTGTTTCTAACTCAGCAGATCTGAGCGAAGATTTTGAAGACCAATAAACTCAGAATCTTTGATGTATGTAGTGGGATTGGGGGTTTCAGTTTAGGTCTTGAAGCCACCCAACGCTTTGAAACTGTTGCCTTCTGTGAAGCCGATAAATGGTGTCAGAAGGTACTAGAAAAACATTTTCCAGGCATCCCAATTTATGAAGACCTCATTGAGTTAAGTAAAGATGAAGAAGCAATTAGAAATATTCCAGACGCAGACATCTACACCGCAGGAATCCCATGTCAACCATTCAGCGTTGCCGGAAGAAAAAAAGGCGAGGAAGACCCTCGACACCTCTGGCCGCACTTGTTTGAAATTATTAAGCACAAAAGACCCACTTACTGCATTATCGAAAATGTTAGTGGCTTCGTCAATGTGGCACTCGACTCGGTGTGTTTTGAGTTGGAAAGTGAAGGCTACTCCACAAGGTCGTTTGTACTTCCAGCTCCTAGCGTCAACGCCCCGCACCAAAGACAAAGAGTTTGGTGCATCGGAAAGAACCTTATGGGCAACTCCCCAATTAACTGATGGGACAAGGATCAACCAAAAGCCTAGAGCCAAGGAAGATCTAACAGAAGCAGCCAAGCAAGGTGGGTGTAGTAATCTAAGAGAACAAGTCCATGAGACTATGTGGAGAACTCCTACTACTATGGATGCAAAAGGAGATGCTCTAAAACACGCTACTAAACTTCTCCAGGGTAAAACTAAAAGAGCTTCCGGGGAACAAGTACAGATAACTCTTGTAGATCAAGTAATGATGCAAGAGATTATAAATAATCCAGAACTCATGAAAGAGTTTGAAGATCATATTATAGTAGTAAGACCTAACCTTCCCCCTCAAAATTGTTTTGTAGAATATCTAAGAGAACAGACTTCAGTAAAAGAGCTGTCTGAGAATACTGATATTAAAAAGACAACTATTGAACATTGGTTTAGAAAAGATAAAAGTGGATTCAGTCATCCTTCTATTGAAGATTGGGAAACTATTAAACCTCTCTTAGAGGATAAAGGTGCTCGTTTTGATGAGCAGATGACTACTATAGAAGAAGCTGAATGGGAACAAACTAAAGGGGAGTCTTTATGGCCTACCCCTAGAGCCACTACTCGTATGGCTTACTTTGAACAACCAAGTCCTT